CATTTCTCAATGTCTGGGTAGTATTCAGACAGGCCAACAAAACCTTGGAACAAATATAACACAAGGTATGAATAATCTTCAGACGGGCCAAGCAAGCATGGGAGCCGACCTTACGCAAGGTCAGCAGAATCTTGGTACTGGAATACAAAACCTACAAACAGGATTAGATACCACCAACCAAAATATCCGCCAAGGTTTTGAAACTTCGGCAGGTCTGATGTCAGCTAATTTTGCGGATAATATGAACCAAATTAGGTCTGTTGTTGGGGATCAGACTGCGGCGTTGGATAGTGCTACACGAGATCAATTTACTCAATTGTCTAATGCATTCGACCAGCAAGGTCGCTTGCTGCGGAATCAAATTCTGGCAGACGGCAGTACGGTCAATCGTAATATGACGCCGGATGGACAAATGACGGAAACATACTTCGCACCCAATGGACAGGTTATGGGTACGAAAGCCTACGATGTAATGAATATGATGGCAGATGCATCGAGATATCAGGGGGCAAATAATCCACCCGTTTAATAGGAGTTACCATGCACCCTCAAAAAGTATCACAAGACTGCATAGATCTGGTCAAGAAGTTCGAAGGCCTGCATAAAGTTAAAGACGATGGGCTGGTTCATGCATATCGCTGTCCGGCTGGAAAATGGACGCTAGGATTTGGGGCCACGAAGGGTATCCGCTCTGGTATGTCCTGTACCCCCGCCGAGGCGGAGCAACGCCTCATCAAGGATCTCGATGAACACGGCAAAATAGTGAAGAAGTACGTGAATGTACCTCTCTCACAAGGCCAGTATGACGCTCTGACGTCATTCGTATTTAACTTAGGCGGCGGTAATTTTAAATCGTCCACGCTGCTAAAGAAACTAAATGCGGGTTTGTACGACGAGTGCCCAGAACAAATAATGCGCTGGAACAAAGCCCGAGTGGACGGCAAGCTCACTCCACTGAGAGGCCTTACCCGACGCAGAACTGCCGAAGCCGCTATATTCAGCCGGGATGCGCAACTTCCGTCCGACGAAGGTGGCCCGGAAATGCCGCAGAAGGTTACTGCTGCCGCACCCAAACCGCTCGCAAAGAGCAAAACAATGGCGGGTGTGGGTATTGCCGGGATGGCTACTGCGATGAATGAGATGGCAGGCCAACTACAAGGCCTTGTGGCCTACGCCGATAGCCTAAAGATGATATTCTTGTTGTGCGCAATTGCTGGCATTGCCTTGGCGGCCTACGCCAGAATTAAAGACCATAAAGAGGGCGTACACTGATGTTTGTATTTGGTAGGATCAAAGACTACATCATCGCCGCCCTCGCATTAGCGGTCCCTGTTATATACGTCTTCGGGCGTATTAAGGGGGCTGCTAACGAAAAGAATAAAGTACTGCAAGACGAACTAGAGACACAAGATAAAGTGTCCGATTTTTATAAAAATGTGGCAGAGCATGAAACTGATACCCTTACTGACCGTCGGTCTATTACTGACAGGCTGCGCTCAAACGGTTTATAAAACACGCCTCGAAATATACTGTCCCCAAATTAAGCAGTATGACGAGCGCTTCAATCAAAAACTAGCGAATGAACTGGATAGTCTACCGCCAGAATATACGGCGATTGATGAGACTGTGAAGGGGTACATCTACTTGCGTGATCGTATTCGACGCTGCGAGGAAGAGAAGGAAAAATTATAATGAGTACTTTCGGATACGGCGATGATGCGATCTTCAATATGGAAGATGCAAAAGAAAAATCGGGCATGAATACTAGCAATGAGGATCTTGAAAACCTCACGACCAATCCCGGATCTTTTCTCACGGATAATAACCTTAGTTTGTCGGAGAAGACCGACGACTTAAAGTTGGATGCCGATGCCGATCCTAGCACTACTGTAGGTGATTTTGGTAAAATTGATGACGTGTCGCTAAACACCGATCAAATAGACGAAGCAGGCATGACCAATGTCACTACGCCTACAAATCTCGGAGCCTCTACTTATACCGCCGAAACAGTTGAAGGTAGTTTAGGAACACCAGAAACCACGGTAAATGCGGCTCAAGGTACAATTACCAATCAAGATCTGATGGATGCGTCTACCATTGAAATCGACGTAGGGGCTGAGGCTGAGGGTACTGGGGTATTAGGTAATGCTCTAAATGAATTTGCCTCACAAGGCATGTCTACTATTATTGACACCACCACAATCCACGGCAAACTACTGGCCCAAAAACTAGGAGAGGGTAATTACGTAGATAGTAAGGCCACCATTATGGGCCAACTAAAGATTTTAGGGGATGAGTTTAAGGATAGCCAAGGTAACCCAATAATCCCCTCATGGGCACAATCTACATATCGAAATGTAAATAGGTTAATGGCTTTTGGGGATGTTACAGGTACTGCGGCAGTGCGAGCCGGGGCCAATGCTATAATGGAAGCCACGCTAGGCGTTGCGGATAAAGAAGCTGAATTTTTCCAAACTCTGACCACTAAGAATTTAGACAATCGCCAAGAATCCATCATTAATAGAGCAAAGATATTGGCGGGATTTGAGGAAGCCAATCTAACAGCCCGTCAGGCTGCCTTAAAGCATAATGCGCAAGCCTTCCTCGACATGAATTTAAAGAATGTGGATAATATTCAAGAGGCTGAAATCATCAATACACAAGAGCGTATTGAAGTGATTTTAAGCGATGCCCGAGAGAAGAATACCGCCAGACGTTTTGGTGCCGAGCAGGCCAATGAAATGGAGATGTTCTATGATGAACTCGACATAACCACACAGAAATGGCGTAAAGAGCAACTGCTCAACATTAAAAAATTTAATACGGGCGAAATTAATGATCATCGTCAGTTCGTAGCAGAGCTTGATAATCTGACAGACCGTTTTGAGGCAGAGCAGCAAAGAATAATAGATATGGACAATGCTAAGTGGCGACGGGAAGTGTCCGTGGCTAACTTTGAAATGGAATTTGAAGCAGCAGCGGAAGATATCAAGAATGGCTTAGATATATCTACGGAAGCACTCAGCCGTTTATGGAACCGTGTGGATAGTGAATTAGACTACATCTATCAGGGTTGGAATAATGAATCCGATAGAGATGCCGAAATCTTAAAAACCACAATAACTGCCCAAGCCACAATAGATGCTGCCTCCGCCCAAAATGCTAACACCTCAGCAATATGGGATCTTGCAAATGGTTATATTAAGTCGGGTCGAGGCTTAAATGGCGCTCTGGAAGATGTAAACAGTTTAGCTAGTGTATTTGGGGTAGACTTAGGTCTTGGCGGGGCTGAAGGCACTGGAGCTATACTCGATTTAGGTGGGGCAATCAGTACAGTAGGCGGGGCCATTGGGTCGGTTGGCTCTGCGGTAGGCGGCGGTCTGAGTAGTGCCGCAGGCGCTGTAGGCACCACATTAAGCGGAATGAGTAGTGCAGCAGGGAGTGCCGTAGCGGCTGCAGGACCATATGCTGCGGCACTCTTAGCGGCCTATGGTATTGGTAAAGCAATAGATCTCGATCTCACGGATGTGGATATGCTGAGTTGGGATTTGAACCCCTTCGATAGTGGAGAAGATTGGGAAATCGATCTCTTTGACTGGTAGAAATTAAGGAAATCCAATGAAGTTCGAAGAAATAATCGCCAAGTCAATCAAATCGTTTTTTGCGGGAAACATTCCGCAAAAGACTGCCGAAGCTAATAACGATGAGTTGTTCTACACGCCGGATTACTTTGATGAGCTGGAAGAGCGCTTGCTAGACAAGAAGAAAGAGACTGACGATGCCGCAGAAGAAGTTTGATGGTCCCATACCCGGCGCTAATTTTACCAGCGATACCCGTAATTATCCGTGGCATAGACCCCCAGAGCTGCATAATTATGATGCCGTAGTTGATTACTACATGGAAAAAATAAACGAAGAAGAGACACAAGACCTTGTGTTGTCTTTGTTAGAGATGAAAATACCCCTTACAGCGGTAGTATCTATGATGCTGAAGCAAGGCATCGGAAAAGGTAAGCTCGGAATAGATATGGCAATTCTTACTGCCGGACCTATCGCACGGTATTTAAGTATTATTGCGGATGAGCAAAACATAAAATACCGCACAGGCATTGAAAAACGTAAAATAAAAGTGACGCCCGCACTACTGAGGGCGGCTCTCGGTCAAATTGAAAAAGCCAACCAATCAGATGAGGAAAAGACCTCCGAAGATATGACGGAAGAGACCATGGGTCTGATGCAGCGTCCGGGCCCTACCGATATCCCCGCA